CCTGCCAGATGGAACTGATAATGCTTATGGAACGCTTCTCGGACATTCGGGCTCGCGGAGAGAAATTCCGGCCTAGCCCTGAATGCCCCTAGTACCATCAGGTGTACTTCGTGCATATCCTCGTCAGTAACGGTAATCTTACCCGGAGTCTGTCCATCCCCGAACTGTAGGATATTCTCCAGTTGGGCACGCCTGTAATTCTGCCATTCTATTTCATTACCTACAGGCAGGTCTAATCCTCTTTTTCTGACTTCAATCCGGTATTCGGTCGGTGATATAACCTGTCCGTTCAGAGCCTCTGTCAACTGCATCTTCTGTTGTTCGGGGCTCCTTGGGGCCTGACTGACCACTCCGATTACAATCTCATCAGGGTGTGGAATACTATTATGACTAAGGCTCATCTTCCCTGATACCACGTCGAGTTTTATTCCGGCTATAGCATCATCCAGTTGACTGATGGTCACAATCTTATCGCTCGGCCAGTTCTCCTTAGCATACCCTACGATATAATTATAACAGCCAATGACAGCCTGCACCAGCGATGCACTGACCGGAGCCAGCGGAGTATTAGCACTCTCCAGCAACATACCTAATCCTGCACTGCTGTCAACTCGACCCGGTGCGTCTCCCTTCATCAATTCGGTCGGCTGGTTCGCCATCTCATCGAACAAGTTCTTAGCCGTCTCTAGTGTCCTCAATGGAAGCAATCCCAGATTCGCAGGTTTTATATTAAAAGGCTTCTGTTCAGGACAAGCGTAATCAGGTTCATACCTTATCCGTTTCACCCCGTCGCTACCTTCTTCTATCTCAGTGGGGATTCCTAATGTAGTAGGTTCACACAGGATACCAAAGGAGTCCATATCTCCCACGTTCTGGAACAGCCTGCCTGACGAGTATTCGATTTCATTGTTCATCGGAATCAACGGGTCGATGAAACTCCGGCCCCAGAAGCCTCCTGTCGCATAATATCGTGCCACGTGAAGACTTGGATACCACTTACCGACTTCCTCACGATAATCCTTATAGTAAAGTTCTTTTCCTCCGGCCCATATCTCATACTCAGCGAGGTGGTCGTCCCCTGTTTCCATCCATACTTCAGCGAACTCTACCACATCCATTTCCTTTTCGTGTTCCTTACCGGATTTAGGTAGACCCATCTTCTTCAACGTAGATTTTTCCACCAGCAAGTCCGCTTTCTCATCTCCCATCTCTCCTCTCGGCATCCTTGTAATTCCCTCCATCTCATCCCATATACCAGCGTTCTTGGCCGGCATACCCGGCAGGCCCTTGACCCATTCCAGCGGCACTCTCCGCAGACGGATTCTCCCTTTCGCTTCCTTAGCCATCGTCACAACCGACGGTACAGGCAGCAGTTGCCACGGTGGAACTACTTCTATTCCTATCGAGTTGTCATCCTCTACCCATACGGCCAACCCTATCGTACCATAACTAAGCAGGGCGTTAATGCTCTCTATAGTCAAATCCAATATCTTACGAGGACCAAACATAGAATCCAATACCACCTGCCCTACAGATTTCTTCTGCAGTACATCAAGACCAACACCCCTCGGCATCACAGCAGGGCTCAAATCCAGATTCATCAGTCGACCCGCCTGTGTCAACATCTTACTGACAATCCCCTCATACCGATACTGGGTAAGGTTTTCTTTCGTAGGGTACTCCGAATATTCGACAGCTACGGTCCCTTGTTCGTAGTTTACATTCAAGAACTTTCTTGCCCCCTGAAGGTAATGATGTCCTAACCACCATGAGGTACTTCTGACATTACGGTGACGCTTACCTCTACGTATCATATCACCGATGACAGTTTCCCTCTCCTGCTTATTTGAGGGTAATGATATTGTATGACTCATAATTCACACACCTTTCCTACTCTCTTCCCTCAACAATAGTGACACTACCTTTATTCTTCTCATTTTTTACTTCAGGGGGTTTTCCTTTCGGCTTCTCTACTGCTTCCGGTGAAGTGAATTTCCGGGCCGAGTGCTGTAACAGAGCAGGTCCCATAGTTGTATTAGGATGTTTTTCCTGAGCCTTCATCGCCAGAATCTCAGAGAGCAATACGTTATTCGTGTAGTTAGCGTTATTAACCATCTTAATCAGATGTCTGGTATAATACCAGCACATCCATATTATACTAGCGATAGATGCGGATAGAAGTACTATGCTGAGTATCAATATCACTGAGTTGTTCGTTATTGTAGGTTCCATCGTCATTTGTCCTTACTAATGGTCGTGTTGCGATTTTGGTTCTTCTTTGTATTCTCGGCCTTTTATCTCTCTCTCTTTTCTTCATTTGTTTTATCACATCCTTATGCCTTATGTCAAGTACTGCCTGCATTTCTGCAGCACTCAACTCACTGGCATTTAACCCTGACAATATCGGTACGCCAGCGATATGGAGCCTGTTCTCCTGTAACCTCTGGGTAAGCGTCTCCACCTGCCCATCGTTCTCCATTGGTTTTATTCCTCGACTCTTGAGCATATACTGACTCATCGCTACAGTATCAATAGCGTCATCGTGAGGCAGCAGTGCAAGGTCTACCGTGAAGTCTGACGTCTGAGTATACAGTTGGTTGATGGGCCATTTATGTTTTAAGTGTCTGGGATACTTAATCTTACCTGCTTCATATCTCCACTGCAGACCCTGAATCCTGAACGCCTTAGACGCTCCTGAAGGATACTTCACCGGAACCACGTGCGGACGATAGTGGAGGGGAGAGTTTTCGGAAAACTCATCTACGTACTCAGCCATCGCTTCAACCAGTTCCCCCTGAAGTCCTACACACTCTATCCCCAGAGTCCGTGCGTTCCACTTCATCCCCATCTTGTAAATCTGAGAGAGCAATACAGGACGTTGTGCACGGCCCATCCACATGTCCAGTACCCACAGACAACGATACTTATCGAACCCTAATGCCGCTACACAACTATAGTCGTGGTGAGGACTTAACCCCTCAGCATAGTCGAACGTAACAAACTTATAAAGCGTCTTGAATAGCTCAGCCGGAGATGTCTTCACAATGTCCCATCTCCCATCGGGAGTGCGGATATGATAACTCAACAGGGCGTCCGCATCGGTAAGGGGACTGTCTTGATTCGTTACGGTCTCAGGGTCAATAAAATACTCATTCTTCGTAGAATCGACTGTGAGCAGGCGGTCTTGGTCGCTGGACGGCTTTCCTTGATACTCGGCATCAAATGCAGCCGAGCCCATACTCATCTTCTTATGTTCGAGAAACTTCTCATCCCACTTCTGGGTCCAGAGGCTAATCCCACTGCTGTCGACGGCACTGTAGACCTTACGGTTCCAACTGTTGAATCGAGGGTCATCTTCAGTATAACAGGCATAATAGAGGTAGTTACGGACTCCGATTATCGTTCCTATCCATGCCAGTCCACAATGTCGTTCAAGCATAGGCATAATCTGACGGAACAGCAGCACTTCGAAGTTCTCGGCTATAAGCTGTCTGGCCGATTCACTATTGGTCTCAGGGTCATATTCAGGGTCATCCAGTACGAACAGGTTGGGACGAGCTCCACGCTTCCTGCCTGTCACACTGAACCCCTCAGCTACAGAACCATTAGTCAACGTCAGAGTATGATGGTTCCATATTCCCTCTCCTTTCTTAGGTTGCAGGACACCAAAGTCCTGTATAACATTAGGGTTACGCCCCAACTGCACCATCAGCTTATCGAACTGTCGCTCTAAGATACGGTCGGTACTGACACACAAACCTACCTTGAAATAGGGACGAGTAATCAGTAGGAACAGGACTAGTTCTATTGCTATAATGGTACTCTTGGCAAATCCACGGGGAGCACCGAACACATTGAATATATATCTACCTACATCCTCTATCATCTCATAGTGGAAAGAGGGGGATTCCACGAGGTCATCGTAGAAGAATCCCGGTTCGGTGTTCTGCAGATAAAGCCTTCTGAATAAATCCCATGCCGTTACGAATTCCTTAGGTGTACCTTGACTGGTCAGGGTAAAGAGTCTCGCCTGTCTCTGCCCATCTGCGGTCAAATCACCATAATCAGCCGGTAACGGATACCACGGGTTTATCATTTTTTCGTACTCCCAAGCTGTTTCGTCGCCATATCGAGTGCTACCAATTCAGCCGTCTTGTAATAAGCCTGAGCAGCGAACAGCTGAACTGCCCACCTCTTCGTCAAAGCCTCTTCCCCTGTTATGAATCGAAGGAACGAGTACTGAGCCAGCATCCACTGCTGGTCCGTCAACAAAGACTGAGCATACTTAAAAGGCAACTTCTGGCCCAGCGTATGATGCCACTGCACAACCGGATAGAAGATATGATAGTTGGCCTCACTTAAAGAATTCAGTGCCATCTTCACGGCGGTCAGGTTCCTGAAGTACTCTATCAACTCCTCCACAATCGGGATAACTACAGTCAGGCACTCATCTTGCAAGTCCGGGTTGGGTTTGACTGGGGACTGGGGGCTTGCTGAGGGTTGCTGTTGGGCCTTCTGGTCCTGCTTGCTCAGAGCCTGTTCCACTTTCTTCTTGGTCTCGTTCAGCGTGTTGAGCCGTGGTGTCGGTGGGACTGGGGCTATCAGGGACGCTGGGGACTTTGGTGGAGCCGAAGAAGCTGGAGTCTTTGGGCTCTGGGGCCCCCTCGACGTGGACGTCTGGGAGTTGGATACATTCGACTTTTTTGGATTCTGGATTGGTTCTTGGGTTGGTTTCTGGGTTGTCGGCATTTTCGTTCTCCTTTTGTTTTCGTTGAGCTTCTCTGCTTTTCATCAATTGCTTAGCCACAACTGTAGCAGAAAGCCTAGATATCGTACCATCATCTTCAATTCTGGTCTTGGATATATGAGCCTTACGTCCAGCTTCTTCAAGTATCTGCTGACGAAGTTCACGTAAGTACTTTATAGCTCCAAGTTTAAGTTTCAAATTATCATTTTGACGAGCCAGTTCGATGATAGATATTATCTCATCAACCGGACCGTATGCTGTCGCTCGCAGTCCCATATCCATCGTATCAGCATTATCGAACTCCTGAATCTTATCAAGAATCTGCTCACGCTGAGATTGTGGTTGCTGCTGGAGCGGCTGCGTCGGCGTCAACTTCAGGGGGTTCTGGGTCGTCTGGTTGTCTTCTTTTGATTCCATCTAGTATTTCTCGTCCATATTCAGTTATTTCGTTGATTACTTTAGGATTTACCTTATGTATAGTCCGACTAAGACTGCTGGAACGTAGAATCCTGCAGTACAGCATCTCTTGAGGCAGGTT